CGAACCAGAGGCGTATAGAATGCCCGAACAACATCCTTGCTGAGATCCGCCTTGAACCACGCCTTTGAGTTCTTCACGCCCTGCTCAACCATGAACTCATCAATCTTCATCATGGCATCATAGAATGCCTTGACCTTCGCATCCTTACCCTCCTCATATCCGCGAAAGGAGAGATCGACGCTGTACTTTACGGGACCAGCCTTATCAAAGGCATTCATACCATAGGGGAGACTCATCGACGCCGTCTGCATGACTAGAGGGCGCGTAGCGTAACTAAGATATGACATCTTAGCACCACTATCCATAAGCTTAATCGGCGAAAAGGTGATGTTAGAAACATTGAAATCAGTGGATTGAACTACAGTAGAAGTCATTGTGTATTATTATCTCTCTAATAATCTATATTTGAAATAATCCGAATCAAATTTTTTACCCGCGCCCTTTCCGAAATTTTTTTTACATTGGAATATTTAATGGGACGAATTCAGAGTATTACGGTTGACTCTAGCAAGGCTGAAACTCATCTCTGTTATCTTGGAGGAATAAATAAAACGGATAAGAGTCCTTATAATGATGCTGGTCACAGACACCCCTATACAGCGGTCTATAGTCTCTTCTTATCACGCTTTCGATTTCAGCCTGTACGTTTCGTAGAGATTGGAATCGCTGGAGGAAATTCAATTCTTATGTGGCGTACCTATTTCACCCACAAAGATTCATGGATTTTTGGATTTGACCGTGATACGAATTTCGTACAACATATGTTGAGCTTTGGTCTTCCTGGAGTACTAGGTGGAGAGATGGATGTTTATAAAGAGGAATCCATTCGTAAAGGACTTGCCGCAACGGGCGGCGATTTAGATATTTTATTGGATGATTCGATTCACACAGTTGAAGAACAGATTCGTGTTATTAAAGTAGGTCTCCCGTTTGTAAAATCTGGAGGTTTAATTATCATTGAAGATATCTTTCGTGATACTCCCGAAGAGAGATATGAAAATGGACTTGCTGATGTACTCGATCAGTTCTCACTTGTAATGTTCGTCACAACTGAACATGAAAAAAAATATTCTCCTGGTTGGAATAATGACAAACTCCTCTTCCTTGTAAAAAAGTAGGTGCAATGTAGAATGAACTCGGGTGAACTCACACGGCAACGCAATAAGGCAGCGAATCAATATCTGAGTCGAGCAAAAGTAACAGACTCTTCCCTTCTGACATGGAAGAAGCAGGTAGGACCGACCTATGCTGATTCAGGCACGCCACCCGTTGTTACAAATCGGGGAATCAATGCTGGAACAGGTGTAATGGCGTTTGCGAATGGAAAAGGGAGTGATGTTCCTGATGGAAATGCGGCAAATAATTCAAATGGAACTCTGAATTTTGCGACAGGTAAGGGAATGAATGGAGAGAGTCTTCGAACCATCTTTACTGCGGCAGGATGTGCTGTATCAACTGACCCAGATCCGGCACTTGTTCCAGTTGGAATCACATTACCATGCTATACATATGAAACACGTCAACGGTTTCAGATAACGAATGCTGCTGGTGTTGTTGTTGATAATAATACATATTTATCCAATATAAATCAATGTGGAGCCTATAGTGGCTATTTCCCTACACCTGCCCCGACATATGGTCCTAGTTCGAATCCAACATATTACAAGAATATTTATGGTGGTGGCATGGTCTTTCCTCAGACTGGTTTTCAGAATCAGATGAGGGATAGCATGCCTTCTTAATCTTCAAGACCCAGACTTTCAAACACCCATGGATACGCTTCTGCTGCCTCGTCACTTACTTGTACCAAGCCCATAACTACGTAAAGTGCTCCTAGCGCTCGTAGTGATTTGCTCGTACCCCGCGTAACTAGACTATTAATCAGATTTAGATTCTTCTTTTTCCACCATTTTAAATCTTGATGAACTCGATTCATATCTTCAGGGATATGATAAAAAAGACGTGTGCTCGTTAAATTATAGCCTGGACAAATCTCCTCTTTTTCATCTGCACTTAGACCAAGACGCCATGTCCAAAGTTGATAGAGTGCTCTATATAGACTGCGATGCTCTCTTGAGGTGAGTTCATGAAACCATTTTGTATTCAATAAATACCCCATTGCTTCAATCTTCATAAAGACATCAAGAACACGTTGATTCCATATTTGTTCTGATGTTAATACTTCGTCATAGACGTAGAGAAGAGGATACTCTTTTGCTCGTAGCCATTCAACACGTTTTCTGAACATCGCAAGAGTTGCATCTGGAAAGAGTTCACGAGTATAGGGGTTTTGTAGAATCTGACCTTGTGATGTCAAATGTACAAGAGAACGAATATCAAAGCCCCACCCATTTTTTTGGGCGTCAGCGTAGGAAAAAAAGAAGACCTGCGGAATAGAACTCGTTGGTTCCATCGAATAGACTTCTGTAGTATTATGAATGAGTTCTCGAAGATTTACAAAGAGCCCTTGTGTACGTCTTCTTTTATTGGATATGAGGAGTCTCCACCAGCGTTGAATTTTGCCAGCATTTGAACCATGAGACCGTGTATATATGATTCTTTGATCGTTACGTCTACGATCAAAAAAACGTATGGGTCGTCTTGAATGGCGCTGACAAAAGTCTCCCTGAGATGCATTTGACGCACACTGTGCGTCAGGATGCTTACGACTCTTGACACTTGCACAACGACGGAACTGAAGTCTCTCCATATCCTGCTTAACCGGACGTTTGATTTTGGGTAAGAGCGAAAAAGGTATTCTCTTCAGAAGGCATTCAATTCCTTACAGAAATCAGGGGAAACTTCAAAAAAAAAATAGCATTTTTTGATTTGAAAAGGAAATTTAGGAAAAAAAGTGAATGGCAGAGTAAAAATTTGAGCGCGGGTAGTCAAGAAAAAAATAGTAGTGCGTAAAATACAGATGAATTCTTCCACCGGAACTAGTACAATGAACTCCACCCCCTCTGTTACGAAGGTTGCGACGAAGCGTGTTGCCAAGAAGGATGCCGTCGAGACGGCGGCAGTCCCTGCGCCTGTAGCGGCAGTTGTCGTTGCGGCGCCGGCTGTAGAGAAGAAGGTTGTCGCCAAGAAGGCGGCGAAGGCTGAGCCGGTTGTTGCGGCGACGGTTGTCGTTGCGCCGGTCGTTGCGGCGGTGCCGGCGGTTGAGGGTGCGGCTGCCGTTGAGGAGCCGGTTCAGACGGTTGGTGATGAGATCCGCGGCATGGTCGGCAGCCTGAATGGTCTCCGTGAGACGATCTCCACGCTGCACGCCCAGCTGAAGAAGCTCGAGAAGCGTGTAGCGCGTGAGATCAAGGATGCCCGCAAGCGCAAGCGCCGCACGACGCCGCAGCTTGATGAGAATGGTGCAGCGAAACCGGCTCGCCTCAGCATCTTTGAGATCCCCACCAAGCTGAGTGATGACCTCTGCGGCTTCCTTGGCAAGCCGAAGGGCAGCGAGATGTCCCGCTCCAACGTCACGAAGGCGGTGACGACGTACATCAAGGAGAAGGGTCTGAAGAACAAGCACGACATCAAGCCGGATGCGCCGCTCAAGAAGCTCCTCGGCGTCCCTGAGACGGAGGGTCTTACGTACTTCAACCTCCAGCGCTACCTCAACAAGCACTACCTGAAGGTAGCGAAGGTTGACGCTGCGCCGGTTGCGCCGAAGGCGTAAATGTCTTTGACTAAATAAAAACAAAACAAAAAGAAAAAGACGTAAAACTCTAAACGAGACGAGAAAATGAATGAAAATAAAAATGATATAAAAAAATCTTTTAGTTGTTGGTCTGTTACAGACTCTTTGGTCGATTAGCTTAATTGCTAAGAGACTCTTTGGTCGATTAGCTTAATTGCTAAGAGACTCTTTGGTCGATTAGCTCAGTCGGTAGAGCATGCGGCTGTTAACCGCAAAGTCGTGGGTTCGACCCCCACATTGACCGTTCAATTCTTTTTTTGATTTGTTTTCCAAAGCAAAAAGAGAGATGTGGAGTATAGTCCTTGGAATGCTTCTTGGAGTTGTACTCAGTTTACTTTTAGTGAATGTATTCCGAAAGCCGCAGATTATTATCGAAGAAGTTCCTGTAAATCAATATGTCTATTCTCCGTATTATTGGGGGTTAGGAGAGCGAGGAGGAAGTGGTGGTAGTTACGGCTATAGTGGTGGTATTGCACATCATGGCGGATACGGCGATCATGGCGGTCATGGCGGACACGGTACACATTAAATGTAGTGCTATTAGGCTTTCAGTCATCAAAGATACGGAATAATCCACTTCTTAAGTCGCTTCATCTCTAGAATCTTAGAATTCCCTACACGATAGTTATAATGAAGTATAAATGCAGCAGGATGTTCTTGAATAGTATTAATATAAGCACCATTCGGATAGAGTTCCCGCGGCAATGTCTTATACGGAATCTTTTTCATCTGAAGTTGTTTATTTACCCACACTTGGTCATCCCGAATTTCAGACCATGCTTGAGGATTTAGTGTATCAAAGATTCCTTGGTCATGTCCATGAGACCACGCAATAAATCCAGTACAGCAATTATGACATGCAACACAAAGACCCGGTTCTTTTTCATCACATTGAAAAAATAAAGTTTCAGGCTCAGTATCAAGCCGTGTAGTTAAATCTGGAAGAAAATCTTTAAAAAGAGTTATGTCTCCATCCATGTAGATACAACGCTTTATCTTCGGATTCTGAGCAAAAGTATGTGCTATTTCAAGTTTAATATAATTATACTTTTGAAACTGTAAGCTTCCCCAGGCAGTTATTCCCGTTTCTCGTGTCCTCTGTGCCTTTGTATAAAGAATCACGGGTAGACCTTCATTACGAAAAAAAGTGTAACTCTCACGATCCCCCGCAACCACCAGTAACTTCCATGGACACTTAGCTGCTTCAATTGTTTTTATAAGATTTAATGTAAGATATTTATATCCATTTGTTGTCATTGTCCAGATAAGTGTATCCTGATAGAGATATGGCTCAGGATTCATTGTGGAGTCTTCAACCACCTCGTTTAGACCTAAATCTTCCAGCATTCAGGAATCTGCTTCTTAATCCACTCACGAATCTGTGGCTCATTCTCTCTCTTTACAGGAAACTCAATGTATGTCATTCCAGTCAGATCATTCAGTCGTGTGGTAAAGACAATTTGAAACATAGTATCCCTCCAAGACCACGATATAATTGTAACTTGATGCCATTCGTGGTATGGCTTAGAATCCATAAAATCACTCCAACTTCTATAAGGAATTGGAGTGATTGTTGAGGTACTTGCTTGAGGGATTACATACCAATGCGTGGGGATATCCCAAAGAGGCATGTTCATTTTATAGTCTTACAATTTAAAATATAAAATGATAAATTCAAATTTTTGCTATAAAAGGAGCTTATCTTCCTTTCTTCTTCTATTCTTTTCTCCTTTTTCTTCTTGTATTTTATAGATATCAGGAAACTCGTTTTTAATTGCAAAAGGTACATTAGGAAAATTATTTCCAAACCGTTTTTGAACAATTCGATATTCTTGTATATATTTCCATTTTTTAAACTGAAGATAGTTTATATTAAACCATATTCTTTTTTGAATATTTCTTTTATTTTCTTCAGTATACAGTGTTCTATAATTATATGCCTTAATATTCAAAAATACATCAGCATTTATTTTAGTATTTTCATTTTGTAATTGATCATATGTTACATCATCTTCTATATTTTCAATTCCTTTAGCTTGAGCGTTTCTTTCTGTTTTTATATCAGCTAGTTTTTTTTTAACATCAACAGATGGCGTTTTCAAAAGTGCTCTTTTCTCTTGTGGATTCATAGCAGTATAATCAACGGCTGCCTGTCTAAAAACTGCTCTTTTCTCTTGTGGATTCATAGCAGATAGTGCAACTAGCCAATCAGGTGCAGGAGCAACAGGCGCTTCTAGAGGAACTGCTGGCGCTTCTAGAGGAACTGCTGGCGCTTCTAGAGGAACTGCTGGCGCTTCTAGAGGAACTGCTGGCGCTTGTACAGGAACTGCTGGCGCTTCTAGAGGAACTGCTGGCGCTTGTACAGGAACTGCTGGCGCTTGTACAGGAACTGCTGGCGCTTGTACAGGGGGTGCAGATGAAGCTGTATTACCCATATTACTAGTATAGTATAGTATTTATTTTATTTTTAAACGAACTCCAAATCACGATGTGTTAAACGGCTTGAGGTTACTAGAGAGCTTCCATGACTAATCGGAACAATTAATCCGAGACGTTCATATGCATATTCACGACCAAGTGTATATCTCCATGCGAAGTCCTCGGGGTTACTAACACCATAGTGTGCTCGTAAGACTCTATGTACACTACTCATCCAGCGTACTTGCTTCTTCATAAGACGATATGCTTCAATTAAATTCCCTTTTGATGCGATTGCAACAAGTGTCCATTCAGCCCATGCCTCTGTTTCCGCCTCCATATGAGGAAGTGATGCGAGTCGATCACTACAAGATGCGTGAAAAAGTTCATGTAATAAGACTCGTGTACATTCCTCTTCTCTGTAGATAATGATACCGTCTGTTTTACAAGGAATCGTGTACCCGCCATTAAGATGCTCTGGACCTACAGATTGTCCATGACCAGGAAGTATACGAGGCGCTATCGCTGCAAAGAGACCTACACGATACGGTTTACTTGAAGAGATTCCATAGAGTTGGAAGATACGCCCCCACGTGTCCCAAATATTCGGCGGGCGACGATTTGCTTCATATAGAATAATCACCTTTGCTCCCATAGTTGTTTTACAAAGTAGATTTACTGAACCAGTACGATAGCCATCCCACATACGTTTCCGTAGTTGAAGTGTATCAAACGGGCTTTTTTCTTCCGCCTCGTGCTTTAGCCACTGTAGGTCGTCCTGTGACGGTTGCTCCTGTATCCACTGTAACGGCGGCTCCTTGAGTTGAAGTCGCACTGTGTCCACCAACTCCCTGAGGAGCGGTAGCGTGTACTGCACGAGGTCTGGCATCCTCCTCTGATAGTGCGCCAGAAAGTGCTTCACGTATACGAAGAAAAAGACTCTCCCATGCCATCGGAATCCTATAACTTGGAATGGTCTGACCCGCTGCCGAGCCCTCCTGTTTTGCGAGAATTCTCAATGCAGCTAAGCGATGAGATTCAGAAAGAGGAAGTCGAAGAAGAGATATCATTAAATGATGAATACATTCAATCCAACGAACATTACGAATTAGACATTCATAGATAAAGGTACGAATCCCCATAACTTCATCAATAGTTGGTCGCGCAGGACGTGACAATCTACGCACTGCCTCATCAAAGAGTGTCTGTGGGTCAAAGAGACCCACTGGGTTTCCACCCGCAGTTACAATACGCTCCTTTACTTTTTCAAAGGCGTAATCTGTTCCACCTACACCCATCTCCTTAAAATGATGCGCAATCCGAATGGGAAGAGGATGCTCCGATGTACACCAAATACTAATATCTGAACCATCTTGTTCTAAAAGACTTTGAAGAATCACGCACGATTCTGTGCTCAATAGATGAGCGTGATAAAACACTAAGATTCGCTTTTCTGCCTGGTCCTTACCAGAAAGTACATGAGAACCCTTTCCGAGACGTTCTAGAATCGGTTTCAGAATATGACGGTCCTGAAGACTCATTCGGGATACATCAAATCCGAAATGAATCATTGACGTTTCAAATGGAATCTGGTCCTTTGACGCAATTGTTGTCGCTTCATCCTCTTCTCCTCCATCATCCTCTTTCGGCTTCTCGAGACTCCAGAGTTTTGTCACAATCTTTAACTGAACCCCACGTGCTGCCGCCTTTTTGTAAAGTTCCTGGTGAATTGTATGTCTTTTTCCTGAGCCAGGCGGACCACGCCAACTTAGATGCATCTCCCTGGGTCTAAACTTATCAAACCTTTACACCCAGAATGGAATGGTGCGTCCCCTTACAAAAACTCGAACTCAATAAAATCAGCGTAGGTTCACTTATTACACGTGTGAATCGTGAAAAGAAACCAATGGTCCCACTTTCCTATGTAGATGGTCAAGTAACAATGCCTGTCTTGACAATTCTTTTACCGCACTTGATTATTGATTCATATAATCCCGCAAATGGTCGTCTTGAACTCGCCATGATGACGAACTGGATTGCGAGCAAACTTACAGCAATTCAGACAAGTCTTCTTGAAGTTATTTGTGCCAGCCAAGTGGCTTGGTTTGGTACAAGTAAGTTTTCACGCGAAGAGGTCTATCGGCTTTTTCAACCGATGGTCGAGGGAAATAAACTACATCTCTATTGCCCTTCAACGCTTCAAGAGAAGCGAAAGGGTATGAATGGTATTCGTATCTGGAAAGATGGTGTATGGGTTGAAGATGTACAGCCGGGATTCCTTACACGTGGGCAAATCGTTCGGGTTACTTTACAAATACAGGGTATGAGTCTTCAAATGGGTGTCAATGACACTTCCTGGACCGGTCGTGCGAGACTTCAACACCGTATTTTGGGTATTCTAGTTCAAGCGCCTCGTACACCAGAATGTCTTATTGAATCTTCTGAAGAACTGATGCACTGACTGAAATGAGTGAAATCTCCATATTGACAAAAAGCATGAAGAGTACAAAGGGCACAAAGACATCGGGATCTGTGCGAATATACATATAACTAAAGATACCAAGCATGAGAACCAGAGCAAATGTCACTCCAAAGATGATTCCCATATTCTTTTGAATGTCATTCAGGTTGTCCTTACTACCGGCAAATTGACCAACGGCATAGATAACATAGCCCAGACCTGAAATGATGATAACTAAGAGTATCATTTGAAATATTTGTGTCGGTGTCATATTCCTACTGGTATAGGCGAAAATGCTGTTTTAGAGTTTGCTCCCTTGGTGGATCCAAGTACCGACGTAGTGGCTCCAAGTACCGACGTACTAACAGCAAGTGCCGGCGCAATCAAAGAGCCAACCGTTATTTGTGAAGCTGAGAGTGAAAAGATGACAAACATCGCAAAAACAAGTACAAGGATTAAAAGAGGTGTAAAGATATACGACCAAAAGCGGACCATTGAGTACCCCATCTGTAATTTACGATGATTTGAATTAGCATACTCAAGTAGGATGGTCGGAGTACGAAAAACCCGTCGACTCAAAAAAACAGGTTCTGATCTTTATCGACCGGGACCCTGTCAATGTCGACCGAGTGTAGGAAAGAAACGTCCGGTCTATGGATGCCTTCCTGCGTCTGAATTACAGAAAATAGCGGAAAAGGTCTTTGGAAGTCGAAACACTTTAAGAGTTCAAATTGGAGGTGTGAATACATTAGCTCTTCGAAGACAATTAGAAGAGGAAGTAGGTGTAAAACCCATTCAAGAATACTCTTTTCTTCAAGCACTACCGATTGAAGAGACTGAGAAGCGTCGTCTTCAGAAGATGTATTTACGCCCTGCTCAACCAGAATCATGGCGTACTGACCCCGATAAATGGCTGGATAGTACGAACATTGAATCGGTTATGAAACAATATGAAGAGGATGTGTCTGATTTTAAGTTTATGGGTCCATATCCAATTGATTTTGCTGCACCCGACCCATATAATAAAACGAAGACGAAGTGTCTTATCAGTGAAATGTGTAGCATGGATATACCAGCCCTCAAGGCAGCTGGAAAAACTCGTATTGGCATTATTTACAACCTTGACCCGCATAACAAAGGAGGAAGTCATTGGATTGGCAATTATGTCGATTTGAAAAAGAAACAGTGCTATTATTTTGATTCATATGGCATGGAAGTTCCAGACCAGATTGCAAAATTTATGCAGTGGCTCACATTACAAGACCCTGGTATAAAATTGGCATACAATGCTCGTCGGTTTCAACTCAAGGATTCTGAATGTGGTATGTACAGTATGTATTTTATCATTCAGATGCTCGCTGGAGAGGATTTTCGTCATTTTTGTCGTCGTGCGCCACGTGATGGTGAAATGTTAGCACTACGGTCGTGGCTTTTTAGTACATAGCGTTCAAGGTGCCCTACGATAAATCGTATAACGATTTAGATGTCAAAGGATACGAGGGAAAAGTTTTTCAGCGAACCCAATGAGCAAATGTTGGACAGATTACTGTACGACCACGTTCAACGTCGCAGTGGCGCAACACTTGATGACCGCCAGAAGCAGAGACTTGTAAAGACCGTAAAGCATTATATGGGTGAAGTCTATCGTGTAAATACTACGCAAAACATACAATATCTTAACAAGGAGACACTTGCGGCGGTACTTCCCGACTACACTGCTTATTTGGACAGATCACGTGAACAGGAGGTGAGTGAAAAGACAGAGGTCGAGATTGTCACGAGCTCAGATCCCCTACGTCAAGATGTTGGTACTCGTTTCGCCCTTATGCAGGATTCACGCAATGTCGCAAAAGTGGCACCCCCAGCACCTCCTGATTTCCGCATTCCTCTTGAAGAAGATACATCCTCTGCGGCGCAACTCTTTGAAATGGCAAAGAAGCAGCGTGAGGCGGAAGCAACACGTACCGCACTTGCTGTCCAGGAACAGTTACGTCCTCGTGAAGCGGGTGCTGTGGCGCCGCAGAGAGCACGTATCTTGGAGAACGAAGTACCTGCGATGATAGTACCTCCGGATATGCGTGCTCTTTTTGGTATGCAATCACAAGGTCGTACTCCCTATGAACCTCAAGGGCTGGCACAGGCGAATCCGACAATTGCGGTTCCCACAGTACGTGCTGAGAAGCCCATCCTTCCTCAAGATTTCCTCCAAAAGGAGGAGGATACAATTAATTACAAGGAGAGTGAGTATAATCTCTTCTGCTACAGTGCTGACCGTGATTGGACGGTGAACACAGGTGAGAGTCGCTACAACTTTAGTGTTATTTTCAGTCCTGGAAATGTTCTTACAAATAACGGTGTACGCGCAAATACCTCCACGCAAATCAAGTTCCGCAATATTGTACGCATTGAACTGGTCAAGGCACTGGTACCTGTAGAGGGTATTGATGTACTGATTGACCAAGGAGCAACTACTACTGCTTCCTATAACCAAACAATTGTCAATACGAATGTACTCTCTTTTCCGTATTTAATGGTACGTGTTCCTGAGCTTGATACGAATAGTGTAGGGACAAATCCTGCCATTGACAGTGCCTTTGGTCTTATCCAATATGATGCGAACTGGATTACGGACAATACAAATGTAGTTCAGCGTGGCGGATTTCTTGGCATGATTCCGAAGTTCATGAAGTGTCAAAAAGTCTATTATCCTACACCCTTAGCAACTCTTCAAAAAATGACAATTCAACTCCAGCGTCCCGATGGTTCACTTGTAAGTCCTGTGCTCGATACACTTGATATTTCAGGCTTTGTACTGTCAAATAGCATTATTCAAACCTGGGTACAACCTACAGTATCACCAATTCCCAATACAGGAACAATCTATGGTCAAATGACAACAAGTAGTGGTGGTGGCTCACCTACCGCAGCAGGGTTTAGTAGATTTATCTGGATTCAGACAAATAGTTGGTTTAATACATTTATGTTTAACCAAGGAGATCGTATTCAATTGAAGAATCTAGCGTTCACATCAACATTTACAGGCAATTCAACAGCTGCGCAAGATTTTATAAGCTATTTAACGGGATCTACTGGGCTTCTTGTAGTGAACATTGGATATTATAGTAGAACAACGTCAAGCTTTATTACAGGTACAAACTCAGTAGGCTATGCCAATTATATCATTGTAGATGCTCGCTATAATGACCCCACTAAGGGATATATAACTGTATCACCATTTGGTGGAATTGCAGATGATGTATTTGCTGGAACACTTGTTGCAGGCTCGCCGAGCGCTCCTAAATCGGGCATCATTAGTTCAGGTCGCCTAATTAACCTGAGCCATCAGACACAAGTGGTCTTCCGTGTAATTACACGTGATATGGATGCGGCAACCCGTCTACGTCCCGATAATCTCAACTAATCAGTAGAGATGGACCCGGGTCTAGTTATACTAGGTGCCTGTGCTGTTGGCGCAACAGCACTTGTGCGCTTCTTTAAAAAACGCACTGAAGGGTTTGATGTTCCACAAGTGGGTACATATCCCGCAACAGCAGCTCAGGGACAACAGATGTATAATCCTTTAACACTCGCAGCAGATCCACGTATTACCGTACCCACAACTGCGTCAATGCCTGTAAGCCAACAGACTGCGTATGTAGATGCTGTTAATGCAGCACTTACACCGACGAATACAGATACATCTGTACCTGGGCAAGTGAATATGACGTCTGGAACCAATGATACGCCTATGTATGTTCCTGACAGCAGTTCAATTATTGTAAAGGCGTCTTATTGTGAAAATAAGACAATTGATGAAAATGTTTTTGATGATTCCCAATTCAATACAAATTGCGGTGTCTGTTTAACATCTGGAACGACAAATGCGGGTCAAGCATTTACTGGACCCAAAGGACTCTATATTGACCCTGCTGTAAAGTCCGCGTCAATTAGCCGGCTCACTAGATCAAATGACACCTATACGAATACAAAACCCACACTAGGTACTTGCGCTGGAGCTACAGCAGGTGTAGGCTCATCCTATTCCTTTGCGATTGTAAAGGATGAGTTTCAGGACTTCATGAAACGTATCGAGTGCCAGCACAATAAGAATCTTGATGGAAGCTGTGCGATTTGTATTGAAGATGGCTCCTATACCTACACGGGTGATGCGACTAAATTACCACTCAATCCTGTTAAGTTCTATGTAGCAGGTTCAGGCACACTTAATGTAACTCTTGCTGGAAAAGTTATTAAATTTAATAAAAAAGATACAAATATTTCCCTCTCCTCCACTCCAGTCTCTTTTAAAGCAACACTGAATGAGGACTCATTTCTTAATTTTATCGTAGAAGGAGTCGATGAAGATACACCCGCAGAGCTCTATGGTATTCTTGAGACACCTCTCGCAAATGGAGGTGTATTTCAACTCTCTCTTGATAAAATCCTTTTAACTGATGATATATTGTCTGGAAAGCCGCGCCGTGGAACAGGGTATCCTACACTCACAACACCGAGCGGAACTGTAAATTGTGTAAGCTTAATGGCTGGTTACTCAAAACCGTCGATGAGTCTCTCTGGAAGTCTTCCTTTTCTCTTTACATCAAAGTTCCCTTTCAGTAGCATTGATTGTAAGAGCAGTGTATTACAGACAAAGTCAGCATCAGCGAGTATTTACGGTGGAGACCCGTGCTATAGTCCTGCGGGTCAAGCTGCGGGTACATGGTCTACAAAGTGTCTACAGGACCGTATTATCAATAGTGGCTGTACAACTGGAGGTAGTCTTTACAAGGATCCGTCGAGTCTTGTCAGTTTAGCCATGAATGATATTGTTAAGAAACTTGATACACTCAATCAAAATCAATATGCCGATTCCGATTCATCGCTTCAGTGTAATGGAAAGAATATTAGCACACCGTGCGACGCGTACTTAAATTTCGATGTCAACTTTACACCGAACATCTCACCGCAATGTATTAACTACCTTTACTATAATCAAGGTGCTGGTAATCAGAATATTGGTCCGACCTATACTGGACCTGTGAATACATATTTCAGTAAAGATGCAAATGGAAATAAGATTTACTGTTTACCTGGAGCTGGGTATGATCCTGTAGCAAATCCGAGTCTTATACGCCAACTTCAAAAGAAATCACGGACTGGAGCGGGTACAGGTCGTATTGGCATTCCGTATATACAGGATTTCTTCAATAAAGCATTTCTACGTGCGACAAATACAGGATTGAATGCGAATCTCCCGGATGCGCAGGGTGGTCGTGCTGATAGTGTAGGTCAATGCTTTGCGTCATTATCTGCGATTCCTGTAAGTATTACTCCTTCAGCGAGTTTGCCAAATGCTCGTTATATCCGTACAACTAACGCAAACTCGTGCATCCAAATATCACAGATTGTCTGTTATGATAATCAAGGTGTAAATCAGGCATTTGGAAAGCCAACGACTTATTCAACATCGTATGGATATGGAAGTCAAGCAAATTATGCTGTAGATGGGACATTAGCGCCTCGCCCATTTCCACAGATATTTCACTCAGGCTCCGCAACAAATGACTTCTTTATGGTGGATTTTGGAGCTGTCTATCCAATTAAGAAGATTGTCTATTACAATCGTTCCGACTGTTGCCAAAATCGCACAACTGGACAAGTCCTTGAACTACTTGATGCTGCGAAACAGCCTGTATGGACGGCTACTATGGCAGGGAATCAACTCAGCGAAACATTCCTTACATTTGCGAAACCGTTTAATATTTAAGTATAGTATACTATAACTCTTTCTTTACGGCAGTGCGCACTGGCATAAATAAAGAGATACTGTAGAAGGGGATGTTCGCTAAACTATCTCGGTTACAGGGTTTCACAGATACACCTCAACAACAGTTAAATAATAGTAGTGCAGCCTTTGCATCCATCATTCCAAATACAGTGGTTGGAACAACGCAAAATAACTACTCCTATCCAAATACTGGATATGAGAGTCAACAAGCACAAGCAAGTAACGCAGAGCTACAAGGAGCGTTGGCAAGTATTGGAAGTGTAGCAAATGTTGGCATAAGCGGTAGAAATGCTACAGTTCCTAATCTTGGAGGTATTCTGACTGGTGCATCCGACCCATTAGGCGCAAATCTAGCACAATGCCGTACCTTTCAAGGTCTTGGTGGACTTTCGAATATGAAGGGCGCTCAGCCAGCGGTTCCTACAGGAAATGCGTGTGGGTGGAGATATCAGGCGGGTACGGGTCCTATCGCGCAGGTTGCGCAGGGCGCATATGGAAATGCGAATGCTCCTCTTGATACGGCTGTACCTGCGACAGATGCAGTTGGAAATGGTGTGAAGTATTTCTGGGATCTTGACTCCGCTGAAAAAGAGATGGTCACAGATATTTGTAAAACGGCAACGAGTTGTCAAGATATGTCCCAGATTCCCGTATCCGCTGTAGGAGATTTCAAGAATGTCTGTGGATACTGTACAACAAGTAAAAAGATTATCCCGATTTCAATGGCAGGGGGAAAGCCGCAGCCACGGTATACGGATGTAGACAAGCAATGCGCGTCAGCAAATATTATCACGGTTACAAATGCCGCACAATGTCCTGCGCCGCCACCTGGACAACCGCAACCCAGCTACTGGAAGTGCTTCAATAGTCCGCTCGACCGTGATTGTGTAGCACTGACTGCGCAGTTTGCGGGTTGTAGTCCGAGTGGAACAATGGCAGCCGCACTCAGTGCGGGTACAAACCCCACGGATTTTGCCGACCAACTCCGTCAAAAGAAATCATTTCAGGTCTACCAAAGTCTCGCACAGCCAGTTCTCAGCGAAGATATTATTCGTCAGGGCAACGGTACTCTCTTTTCTGCGTTCATGAATTTCTACACGGTCAATCAAAATCAGTATGCGGCACAAAATGAGAAACTCGCTGTATCGGCACGTGACCTCTGTCGTCAATCAGGTCTCTATGAACAGTATAACTTCTGTGCTGACCTAAATGACGCAAGTCGTGATATTGGTCTCACCTGTATGCAGCAGGAGTTCCAAAGACAGGGTGGCTCACCACAGGGAACCGCCTATCCAAATACTGTGAGTGCGCTCAATGGCATGAATTGGGGTGCGTATAAGAAGAGTATTGAAACAATTGTAACAAACGCACGGTCAACGGAGCCAACAACACAGCGTAATGCTCTCAATCAACTTACAGGGCTTGGTCTACAAGCCGTACCAACTGCTCTCAGTCTTGGTGATGGAAATCAAGGATGCGAAGTCTTCTGGTTTGACCGTCTTCAAGGAGGAATCTGTATGGGACGTCGCGCTGTTCTCTCTGCGACAGGAAGCAATATTCCCTATATTAATGTGGGAGGTGGTGAAGTGGATGGAACTGGTCTATCCGATATGGTGGAATTTATCAGTTTCTGTGATTTACGCCCTGAAGTTTCCCGTAATTTAATGTTTGGTGTAGTGACAGATGATGGATTCCAAATGGCAATTAATCAGGATGTATTCAATATTAAAAATCAGTCCATGGCATTTGGAGCGTATTATGACCAGGGACCTACATGGCATCAGTCAGGCTGCTTTCCTATTGCGGCAGATTCACAAAGTGTACCGAATATTGTAAGCTTTACATGGTTTGAATCAGGTGGTGGTGCGACTTTTACTCCGTATTTCTATGATTGTGCGGGTGGTCAAGGGTGGAGAATTCCTGCTGTCAATGGTAATGTCGACCCTGACTGGCAGTCAATGTGCTATTTTACACAGGAGGTTGCGGCGCCTTCACTCTCTTTTCAAGTCTATCAGCGTGGTGGCGTAGGACAGTTTTGTGAAAAGCGTCTCAGTAAGAAAATGATGGTCCAGCCTGCGTCGCATGCGCAGTTTGGAAAAATCATGGACCAGTCAATGCCAGCTGATCTCATGGCAATGTCCATTTCAAACGAAGTCTGGAAAACTACACAAGGAATCGCCTTTTCAGCCTTTCAAGCCGTCACATTCTGTTTTAATGTGAGCGAGCAGAATGTTGGGGGCAATGGTCTCAATTGGATGTTCCTTTGGGGACAGACATATGGGTATATTATCTGTTGTGATAATGCAGCGAATAATTCATTCAATATATCTTTAAAGACTTATGGTGGAAGAGGTCAACAGAATACGTCAAAGATGTATAATATCCCGCGGGATACATGGTGTATTGCGACCATTAATCAAGTACCTGCGACCTTTGGAAAGAGTATTACGGGAGTTCAGTTCTTTGTACAAACCTGTGCGAATCTCGTAAAGGGTACACTTGTTCCTTCAGTGGGACTCTCAACATTTAGTCCTGGTGGCGTACTTATGGATGAATATAAGACAACAAAGTCATCCTATGGTTCCATGTATATTGGTGGAACAAATGGGCAACCTACACAACTAAGTATGCAAGTCGCATGGATTCACTGCTTTGACAGTCAACTCAGCACGACGGATCCTGCCTTCTGGAAGAAGGAAGTTCAGGGCAGTTGGCAGGGACGCTGGTTTGAATAGGGTCATGCGCTTCAAGACTTAAAATAGAGTTCGTCTGACAAGTAGTCAGGTAAATGGAACAAATAGACCAAATCTATGTTCTTGTACACCCCGTGTATGAAAAACAGAGATATGAACGATTAGTTAAACATTTTGCCGATATTGGTATACCCACAAACAAACTTTTTCTTGGGTCGGCATGTTGGGGATCCGAATTAAAAACAAGTGATGTCTTTGCTGTTTGGGATCCGTTTATTCGTGTAGGCGTTCCGAATCTCTCATGGAAATCTCGATTCTTGAGTAAAGGAGAGATTTCACTTGTACTCAACTTCTATGCTGCTGTAAAGGATGTTGTTAAACACGGATACAAAAATATACTGATTTTTGAATCAGATGTGTATTTACGAAGTGACTTTCTTAGCCGATTTTCCGATTTACTTGCGGACCTCAAGGATAAACCGTGGGATTATGTAAGTCTTGGTGAAGGTGTCAATACACGCCCCGATGGCTGTCCGCCAAGTTACTGGTCACCTACAAAAGCGTATCCACCTCCTCATCAGTTTGTCTTTCGCTGTACGGATTCAATGCTCTTTCGTGGAGAGTTTCTTGGAAAAATAGCACAAACATTAATTCCCTTTCGTGAATGTCTCGACTGGGAATTAAACTATCAACTGGCTGCGCATCGTGGCGTTGCGCTTTGGGCAGATCCACCGCTCGCTGAACAAGGAACGGGTCGGTATCGTGACGTAACATTATTACCTGCTTAGACTCCTTTTGCAAGTTTTATGGGTTTTGCAGGTAAGCCTTTGTCATTTACACCTGCGATTCCTACTCGCTTATTTTCTCTAAAAAGATCATATCCTGTAAGAACATTTTCTTTCATAACAGGTCTTGCCTCAAAGTCTCCGTGACCTTCCACTGTAAATTTACGTACAGTTGGTTTGCTGGCTTGAAGGGACGCTGCGGCTCGAGCAGCAGTTGGAGCTCTTTCAATGAATTTCAAATCCTTTCCACCATAAATCAGGTCCTGTTCTAAAACAGGATGATAGAGATAATCTCCAATTTTGCCATCAGGAATGGCTAAACAGAGATTTACATCATCATTCTCAGTTTCATTCAGTTGACAATCAATTGATGCGCTCTTCATAATCTCCTCCATCTTTGAAATAATAATACGCTTCTTGAAACTCACTAAATATAATTGTTCATCACTTGTTGTTGTATATCCATCAAATTCACCAATCTCATCTTTTCGTATTCCAGCAGCAGATGCTTCGTCGATTGTAATACCATCCTTCATTTTTATTGTCTCATCAATCTTCTCCTTATCAACTTCCTTTGCCATTTGTATTTTTTTGGAAAAACAGGACAGATATGTGAAAATCTCTACACTACGATCTTCTACTTCTGGAAAATCAATGTGTGAACATATACGAATGGCACGACCTTTAACCTGGGCAATACGTACATCATTCCAGTAGGGTTCCATGATATGAACACGACGTACATTACGTAGAGAAATACCTTCCGCACCAGCTGATGTAATACAGAAGACATTACAGAGCGCACCCTTAAGAATCAGAGATTTTGTCTCAGGGTCATCCGCTGTCCACTTATATTCAGTCAAAGGTTCTTGAAGAGTCGCAGGTAAATCTGAAAAGCGTCCATTAAAAAGGGCAAGATTCATTCTTCGCACATCATCAGCTTCACCGCCTGTGAACTTAATATAGCGTTTCACTCCACCCTTTGGACCTTTCTGTAAACTCTTTAAGGAAGATTCATTGAACTGTGCCAATTTTGTGTCGGCATTATATGATATTTCAATCGGAACATATCCATTAATCTCCATACAGATAGAAAAGATACCAATACCCTCCATCGAGAGGAACTGACTATACACAAGGTTAGAACCAGGAGATTCCTCCATACGTTCAAGCATACGGGCAAACTTTGCACTATACTTCGCCAAGTCACCCTTTAAGGAGAGTTTTCCATACCGAATACCATTTTTACTGGGAGGTGGATCCTTTCCAAAATAGCGGAGGCATGCTCTTACACGTTCGCAGTCTTTTTGATATCCTTTATCCGTATTTCCTAAACGACATCTATAGACATTGAGAATTCGACTCTGTTCAGGAGTTGGTTTGAAGACTTTTCCAGTTGCTTCTAACTCTTTCTGTATCTTTATCACTGCCTGATATTTTTCCAGATACTCCTTTTCAATCACTTGTTCTTTTACAGGTACAACTGGCGCATCAGGGGCATCCGCTGCACCTTCTACATCTTCTGTCTGCTGTTTTTTTGCTACCTGGTCCTCCTCATCTGCTTCAGCTTCATTTCCAGCATCCTCTTCTTCTCCTACAAGGAGTTCATCTCCCTTTTGACCTACAGACTCATCTGCGTCTCCTATATCTTTATTCGCCTTATCTAATCCTTCAATCGCCTCCTCTAGTTTTCCAAACTTCTTAGGACGAGGTCGCACAATCTCTTCAAGAAAAGCAAAATTACATGTTTGTCTGCTTACCATTTTATAGGTGGTTGATTTCTCAAGTTGCTGCGCTTCATTTAACCACGGTGCCGCCTTGCCTTTATCTTTCTTCTTTTGTTTGAGTTCCTTCTCAACTTCTTTATTGCGCGCTTCCATATATGCTGTTGCTTGAAAATCACTCATCTCTACAAACTCAAGTGTATCGGATTTGATTGACGGCATTAGCTCAACCTTTGAGCCCTTGTAGTATGAAATCAATCCTGTTAAACGTTTACCAAGTACAATATCGGGTCCACCGAGTTTAAGTGTGCCTGATTCTTGGTCAATAAAAGCATCCATAAACTCTTCATGAAAAACTGGAAGAAGTGGAAGAGCAGTAAGTTTAAATTCAACCTTTCGTCCTTTCTTAGAAAGAGTTTCTTTAAAAGAATCTATAATTGTTTGAAAGGGGGTTACTTTGTCTTCACGCGCAATTCCCTTGAATGTTGTGCCTTCAAACTTCTTTTTAGTTCCTTCAGGGAGTCCTGTGACTAAAACTGTTAAGTTACCACTTCCTTCTGTAAAACGAACATCATCAATATAAGGATGCTCATCGGCAATCTTTTTAATGAGTTTTTTGTCTTCAATCATATTTTGAGATCTGAAGCTTGTAGATGCACTATTAATATATTTATGTAGAACATTTGCTAGAATACCGAGTTCTTCAGGAAAGTTAATTAGAGGAGTACCACTCAGTCCAATAATGCGACTATTCTGTGCATCCGTTAAAAGTCTGTAAAAGAGATATCCACGTGAATATTTCTTCTTATCCCCATCAGCATTTAGAAGCGTCCAACGGTCAGTTGTTACGGGCTCTGCCTTACGCGCAGCTGCCCATGCTCCAATACCCTGTTTTAGAAAATAGTCGAGATTTCCTTGCATTAGACGAATTAAGTTATGGATTTCATCTACAATGATTACAGCATTATCAAACGCCTTATTCTTTGCGATTTCAATTAATGTCTTTGTTGTTACACCATTATAGGAAATAAAACGTACATTATTATTGATTGTAGCAAGAATTTGACGTCTAACATCTGTTTGGTCACTCGGTTTCAAACTTGAAAAATTAGATTCTTTATCAAAATCGGGTACCCAGAGTTTTGCTGGTTTCTTTTCTTGTATATATTTACCAGGTAATCCTATGACATTTACAGCAAACATATTTGTCTCAGGAGTCCAATCAATTCCAACCCAGTGATTTTCAATACGATAATGACGGAATCCACAAAATGTAAGTTCGCGGATAAAATTCTTTTGTAGGGATTTGGGTGTCATAATAATGATTTTTCGCTGTTGATTCTTCGCATACAGTGCCTCAGATGCGGCAATCGCAGAACAGGTTTTTCCTGATCCGAGACCATGATAGACAAGGATTCCACGATACGGTGAGTCGCTATTCATATATTCACGAATAAATTTCTGATATTGATAGACCTCAACTTCTTGTTGCCCTGAAGCACCTTTCTTAAGGCATGCGTTAAAATCAGGTGCCTTGAGTGGAGGAAGTTTGAGTGTAGAGAATGTAGTTTCAATGAAATCTGAAAAGGCACGACGAGTAGTGGGAACATATGTAGATGACTTAATCTCATACTTATCTTCAGTGCGTTCTTTCTCAACTGGTTCTTTTAGACTTCTGAGTTTATCATCTGAGAATGTATAGTTTTCATTGGGCTCAGACTCTTCCTCGCCCTCTTCCTCGCCCTCGCCCTTGCCCTCTTTCTTGCCCTCTTCTTCCTCGCCCTCTTCTTCCTTGCCCGATTCCTCAGTAGGCTCAGGAAGTATAATATTTCCATTTTTCTTAATAACAACATTCGATACAGATACAGACTTTAATGAATCTTTATTAAAAATTTTTATTGTATCATTTGTTAAATTCCATTTTTCAGCAAGTAGATACGTAGTATCCTCATCGCCTAGTTCCCATACAACTTTTTCATTTATATTAGGATAGTTTTCTTTATCTAGTTTCAAGTCACCGATATCTGCTTCTTCAATTGCTGACTTAGAAATATATTTAAGAGTTTTACAGATGCGAGTTTCATCCTCTAATATAGTTTGAATGATAAGATATCCTGCTTCTTCTTCATAGTTATCACCAACCATCCAAAACTCATCACCTGCTGTAAAGTCACATGTTGCAACGGCATTTTTTCGTACTACATATTTTTTTAGAATTGGTGAAAGCTGATCAAATGAAAAAGTATAGTTATTATCAATACGAATTGCCTCAAAATGCGCTATACCACTTTCAACTGAATTGTATAAAATAATCCACGGATGTCCATTTTCATTCCATTCACCCTCTTCATTAATCAGTTCTGTAGGAAATACTTGATATTGAACACGTGATTCCAACTTTTGCCTTCCATCATAGTTAAGTACAAATAGATTTACTTTATACAGTTCAGCAATAATACTAATTTCATCAATTGTTAAATATTCAGGTACATCTGATGTTATACGGTCAAATACTTCTTGTTGTCTTTCTTCACTTAAATTCGCATAAAAATCGGTTTCATTCATTTTTTCTGCCAAGATTGAATATCTAAAATGAATAATGAATAATCTTTTATCACTTTTCTTTAATTTTCTATAGGTAGAACTAACTGAATCAAAAATAGCATGAAGTAAGCAATGACCATCCCCAATTGCATCTACAATTGTCCACCGACTGGCTTCAGGTGCGAATCTCTTAATTTTAGATTTTGTAGGGTCTGTTACTGTAAGCATATCAAGTTCAAGTTTAGTCTTAGATTTTTTTTCATTAAACCATGTCTGAACAAGTGAATCAAGTCCCATACTTTCACTTGCTGCTGCTGCTGCTTCACCCTCATATCCTTTCACTTCACTAGGTGGTTTTAGTGCTTCAGAAGGCTTTACTACAAGCGGTTTGGCTTCAGGCTTGGCTTCAAGTTTGGCTACAGGTTTGGCTTCAGGTTTGGCAACTGTAACTGCTTGTTTAGCAGTGACTGTGGGTAAAATATTTATTTCATCACCAACAGCTTTTTGTAGAACCCCTGCAAGTTTAACCGGCTTTACCAATCGTCTCAGATCGGGCGGCGGCATCTAGTCATTCTCTATATTTTATTACTCTGTATGCGCACTCAAAACCTCAAGAGCAAGTCGACTCGCTTCTTGCTCAGCAACTTTCTTATTTCTCGCAGTACTTTGTGCAATGACGGCTCCATTTATATCCAACACTCCCATTGTAAAGATACGGTCGTGTGGAGGTCCTTCAACATTCACTTCCTTGTATCTCGGAGGTTGATGATACTTACTCTGAAACCATCGGAGAAGCTGGTCTTTAAAGTTTGTATCCTCAGCAATCAAGCTCGCAAAATCAATATGCTTTTCAAGTAATGAAATAAGAAATGTTTGAACTGTAGTAAATCCTTTTCCACCACCCCCTTCATGAAGATAGAGAGCGCCAATCCATGCCTCCAACATCGAGCCAAGGATTCGCAGATTTCTACGTCCATCACAAACATCCTCCACGTGGCGACTAATAATAAGCCATGGAGCAAAACCAAGTTTAAGTGCGAGTTGTCCTAACATTTTATTATTAACAATTCGTGTTCGGAGCCTTGTAAAAAACCCTTCACCTTCTCCACCATACCGCTCACGCAAATAGAGTGCAACAATACATCCAAGAAGACTGTCACCAATAAACTCAATTTCCTCATTGTCTGCTTCTTGAAGAGGCAGGCAGTTAGAAGGTCGTTCAGCCATAATCATTGGTTCTCCGGACTCCGACTGTTCTGCCCATAAATCGGGTCTATCTACATACGATTTGTGTACACAAGCATTTTGAAATACAATTAGATTCTGGACACGGAATGTCTGAAGACCGAGATCGTGAAAAATTTTCCGAGCATTCTCTGACTTCATTTTTTTATTACGTGGGTTCCAAGGATTGAAAAGTTTTGATGCTTCTGCTGTCATTTGTCTTTCTATCTATATATGTTCACCGTTTTTTAGGTATGTAAATATGTGTTAAATATGTGTCAAGTATCTAGGGAGATGAGTGGAAACTCAACGAAAAACAAAAAGCCACTTAACAAAAAAAAGGTTGTTGCTGAATCTTTTATTCCTTATGATACAGGTTATATCAATGTCGCAGGTGAGACATTTTTCTTGAGTATGGGTACTCCTATACCAGAATCATTTCAACTTACAGATGATAGTCTTAAAACAGATGATGCTTTTCAAATACTTTTTCTTGGTGGAGACTCTAAAACATTTACAGATGTCGAACAGAAAACTCTTCAACGAGTGATTCGTGCCATTTTTGGTACAGGGCTTGAACCTACAAAAAAGGGAATTCGTCTACCGTGTAAAGATGAGGAGGTAAGTTTACTTGTTAAATCACTTGCCTATCGTCGCAGTCTCTTGATTGATGAAATTGCGAGTTATGATGAACTACAGGCTGAAGATATTCGTGCACGATATTTACGAGACCATCTTGAACGCCTTGACCTTTTAATTGACGAACAGATTCCTTCAACAATTGCGCCCTGTAAAGATACAGATTTAGTAGACCCAAAGAAACCTAGAAAAGTTGTGGGGCTCGATGATGCGCGTATGTTACGACTCTTGGAGATTTTCGCGTATCTACTCGCCCAGGGCTACGACCCTGTAGAGGTTCTAAGCAAGAAAATGCCTTTACCAACAGATATTTTACCTCGTATAGGACAACCGAAAGCACCCCTTTTACGCGATTATGAAACCGAGTTTGAACGTGAACATGGTGCTGGAAAAAAACCGAACTATACCCGAACTCTGATTAAAATCAAGAAAGTTCTCGAAGATGATAAAGACCTTGTTGCGGCAATTGCGCCTGAAGAAGCACTTGAAGCACTGGCGGCGATTGAAGATAAGCTTACCATTAATAAAACACACGAAGGTACAATTCAGGTTCGTCGTGATGCAATTATTGAGGCAATAGATAAACTTCAAAAGGCACTTGCTGCGGCGCTTGAGGCGCTAATGAAATTACAAGAAGAAAATGAAAGATTGAAACAGGAACTTGCTGAATGCCGTCAGAAACTTAAGGAGTGTGTAGAGAAGCCTGTGCCTGTGCCTGTGCCTGTGCCTGTGCCTGTTCCAGGTCCTACATGTGATTGCGAAGCACTAAAAAAACGTATTGCCGAGCTTGAAAAGCAGCTTGCCGAAGTAAAAGAGGAGCTCGCAAAAGTAACCGCCGAACTTGCGAGAGTAACTGCTGAGCTTATAAGGGTACAAGCTGAACTCGCACGAGTAACTGCTGAACTTGCCACGGCAAAAGCACGTATCACAGAGTTGGAAACGGAACTTGCGAGAGTGAAAGCCGAGCTCGCTGCGGCAAAAGCACGTATTGTAGAATTAGAAGCGGAACAAAAAGTATATTTACTCGAAATTACGCGCTTGTCAAATGATATACGCGCATATCAGGCAATTGTGAATGACTATTATACACTTTGTGAAGATATTCTTGCGAAATCAACCGACGGTACACGCACCCCTGAAGAAACAGATAAACTTCTTGATGCGGCTCTTGCGGAAATTGTGTATTTTATGAATATGATAGAAGAATATCAAAAACTAGTGAATACACTTCAAACTGATCTTGACGCATGTATTTTACTTTTAGATGAATTTCAATTATTAGTAGATGAACTTCTTGAAACAATTCAGAGTCTAACAGATAAATACGAAGAGCTACAAAAAGATTATGTAGATCTGTATGTATTCTTTGAGCAACTCTATGCGCTATTTCAAGAATATGTAAAAATGACTACTTTATTATCTGGTCAAAAGGAGTTATATGAAAAGCGTATTCAAAGTCTTGAAGATGAACTTGCGTTTTTTATTAATATTGTCGACCAACTTTTTGAGCTTCAAGCGGATAGCCAAGAATTAATTGACGAATTATTACGAAGGGGGGCTGAAAGGTTAGTTGTAAGTAATGACGAAGAGGCTCTTTTTTTTGCTACAAAATTTTATGAACTCTATGCTCTTTTTGAACTGAATCAAGCATTACTAAAGGCTGCTAATGAAAAAGCGGATACACTCGCGGCGCAATTGAAAAAGTGTCAAGATGACAGTGAAGATATTTATAATTTATTAAATGAATATGTTACTCTTACGGATGATTATGATACTGCACTTAGAACTGTAATTGATGAAAATGAGGCACTTCGTATACAGGTTGACAAACTTACACAAGAAAATGCGTATGTAAAAGTTCTCATTAATCTAATTTGGAAATATTTAGAAGTATTTATTCGTAGATTACAAACTGAAGGACTTGTTGTAGAGGGCGAGTATCCTATTTTTAATAAAGGAGATATGGTCCAATACAAAGGCAGCATTGATAGTTTGAAGGGGTTTCTTGAAGGTCTTCATATGCCTGCTATTGTCGCACCTCAAGATAAAGGACCTGATGCGGCTATGCTCTGTATGTTGAATACGCTCTATTTTATTTTAATTTCTCAATTAAACCCTGCTATTCCAGCAATTTTACTTGAAATCTATGTTAAGATTCCGCAAAAAGAAATACAGCCACTTCTCAAGTATTTTTTTAGCTTAGTCATTGGTATTCGTAATAATCAACCGCAGTTAGAAGGGATTGGAAATACAGAGAAAGTCGCATTTGCTACTATACTACATGAAGTAATGCGTGAAATAGCAAAATTAACTCGCTACACAATTGAACTTCTGTTAGTATTTGAAAATTTTACTGGAAACGCAGATTTTTTTAAATTCGATTATTCAACTGGTCCACAGAAAAAGAATCCTGACAAGCAGGGACAAACCGCACTTATTTACAAGCTCTTTTTAGCAATTCTTGCTGGAACATTGAATGACCCTGTAAATCAAGCGGTGATGAATACTGCTGGATGTCCTTTAACCATTGCGAATGATTCTGTGGTGCCACCACCGCCACCGCCACCGCCGCCGCCTCCCCCGCCACCGCCACCGCCGCCGCAGCCCCAGTTTAATCCAATGAGTTTCTGTGATGAATACAGACAGATTTACTATAGATCAGATGGACAACTACATGAAGGCGAAGAGTTTAGAAGAAAACAAGCAGCCTTTAAAGCGCGATTTACACCTGAACAGTTTGCCCTGATTGAAAGTAAGTGTCCACATATACAACAAGAATATGCTGCACAAGCACGTAGACCCGAAATTTTACGACCGCAAGACTTTTCTTCAGGAACAAGTGCATCAGCAATTGGAAGTAAGCAGAAAGCAGGTATTTCATCACAGCCTCTTCCAAAAGGATTAGCATCTATTGCGCGTGGCGGTGGCGGTGGCGGCACACGTCGTAATCGGAGTCGCGGAAATAATTCTACACGTAAAAGAAGAGTACACTAAATAGTATGGCTAACGAAATGAAAGAGACACCGCATTATATTCCGAATCTTGCGCTAAAAGCGAAATATGCGATGTATAGTGCCCTTGTCTTTTTTGTTGTTGCTAATCCTGAAACATATCGTGTGACGAATAACGCATTTGGATGGTTTCTCACCATTGCTGATTCGGCAGGACATCCTACTCCACTTGGATTCTTTTTTCACACATTTGTCTTTTTTCTACTTCTTTGGGGACTTATGTTATTCCCTCGCGATTAGAAGCGCCTGCTCAGTCTGTTTATCATATTTCAAACCAGGATATAAACTCTTGAAGACATACGCCTCCGAGAGCTGCTGAGCTCGAGTAGCCTGAACTCCCTTTGAAAGAAGACTTACATAGACACTCGCTGCCAAATGCTTCTGTACATCTGTCCAACGGGGATCAGCGGTTGCTGTTTCACTTGGTTTATATTCAATCCATTTACTTAGACGAAAAACTGCAAACACGTCCATTTATAAATTTGACGTGTTAATAGTTTAAACGGGTCTTAGTAGAAATGTTTAAACTACTCACTCTTGGATTTCTACCTACTCTTCTAGCGACGTATCGTAACTGCGGGTCGAGTGGAGACCTCGCAAAGAATCTTGTCATTTCAATTGTACCCGATGCACCTAAGCCAGGTCAGGATGTGACAACCACGTTTGATTATGACCTAGATACCGTAATTACGGGAGGAACTGCGACCTATGGCTTCTCGTTTAATGGAATCCCGTTTTCGCCCACCGTGAACGATTTGTGCGTGGAACAGGCTGGAGGATGTTGCCCTGACCCTTGCCCTCTCGGCATCGGTCATCATTCTGATAAAAGTATTACTACTTTCCCCAGTGTCAGTGGAAAAATCATTACGACCATTAAATGGGCGGATCAGAACGGGTCGCCGATTCTTTGTGTTGAGTGGACTGTAAAAGCATAATGGAAGAATAAGGGTTACATAAATACAATATCCAAGAAAACTACAGCCTAATATCTGTAATGCCACAGTATTTGGCAAAAAAACGAAAAATACAAGCGCTTCACTCACAAAGTAAAAAAGATGATAGTTTTTTTTAGATACTTCCTTCAGAATGAATCTGACCAAAGTCATCTTACTATCTGTTGTTGTTGTGTTCCTTTTAGCCATGCTCGGTGTTATTGGTAAGGGAAGTGTACAGGGATTTGTTGACGCTGGTCCCCCGGTTGCGTCCTTTACGATGTACTATGCTGACTGGTGCCCTCATTGTAAAACAATTAAACCTGAATTTGCTACTTTTTCAAAGAATGGTTTTGTCACTGTAAACGGCAAGAATGTATCAGTCGCAATGATTGAAGAATCCGAAAAAGAGAAGATGAATGGAAAAACCATCAAGGGCTTTCCTACATTCCTCTATGAAACCTCCGCGGGTGAGTCTGTTGAGTACAGTGGTCCTCGCACGCCTGCTGGTTGGTTGGATTTCCTGAATAAGAAAGTATAATTTATTGTTTATAAGAATCATTTTTATAAGACAATTGATTAGATGGCGGACGCAAGTCTTTTAAATACATTAGGAAGACCTCGATTTTTATGTGATTCTAAATTTACGGATCTCGTACAATCAGGT